CCGTGACCGTGGCGGAGCCGTAGGCCGTGACCGTGGCGGAGCCGGAGGCCGTGACCGTGGCGGAGCCGTAGGCCCTGACCGTGGCGGAGCCGTAGGCCGTGACCGTGGCGGAGTCGGAGGCCGTGACCGTGGCGGAGCCGGAGGCCGTGACCGTGGCGGAGCCGGAGGCCCTGACCGTGGCGGAGCCGGAGGCCCTGACGTACTTCCCTTTGTCATCCCAGATCTCGAGCCACACCCCGCGCGGCGAGATGATGTCGATGTCGCTGACCTTGGGGTCTGCTAGGGCCTTGTCCAGTTCAGCTTGCGTGGTGACTTTGGTGCTCATGAGAATCTCCAAATCTGTTTGGTTGGTAGCAGTAGAAGTGTAGTTAGTATGTCACGAAATTGGGAAGATTTCGGGAGCATTTCCGCCGATCATCTCGAAGCCACCGGGCTCATTCTGCACACCGGCCACGCGCTCCACGATGTTCGTCAGATAGATCAGCACCGGCCCGACAGCATCCACGAACTCCTTGAGATTGGTGTCCTGGTTCAGCGTGATGCTGGCGATACCGACTGCCAGGCGCTCATGGTCTTTGTTCCACTCGGCCACCGGCGACTCGATCTGCACTCGAGGCAGCAGGATCTTGCCTTGCTCGAGCGCGCGCACGCCGACGTACTTGAGCGTGACGGGGATGTGCTCGACAGCCATGTCTGCCGGCGCCGTGGCGGTGAAGCGAGCGGGGTAGTGCTCGTGCTGTGTGGCGCCCAACTCGTGCAGCGCAGCTTTGACGGTATGGTAGGCCAGCCCCGTTTTCTCCTGGATGTCGGGGATGCTGAGCGGGCGCTTTGTGCCGGCGAGCGCGGCGCTGACCTTCTCGAGGCTGACTAACTTCATGATTTCTCTCTCGTTTCTGCGTTGTTGAAGCTGTGGCGCTTGCCGTATTCGAGGGACCGCTGGAGGTCACCAGGACTGCCGTTGCCTCGATTGGTGGGATTCCCTTTTCCAGCATTCACTGCGCGCTCAATGGTGCTGACCTTCCTGAAGGGGCTCATGTTGCAGTAACCACAGCCCCCCTCGAGGCATGTGCAATCGAAGCTGGGCCAGCAGATGCGCCGCTCTGTGCTCATCCGAATGCCGCCCAGAGCAGAATGAGCATCCAACGGATGATCAGGATGCAGCCGAAGGCAACAGCACCATATGCCAGGCCTTGCAGCCAGGGCTGAAGGGCCTTGAGCACCCGCCGGCGGATCTGGGCACGGCGCTTCTGTCGGATGTTGCGCAGGATGCGCGCCACGCTGATTCCGCCAGTAATGGCGCGCACGCGGTGGCAGTAGCAAGAGCACGTCTCGCAGCCAGCGTGAATGCCATCCCGACAGTCGAGCGTGATGTACTCGGCGCTCATCGCACGATCCTGCCAGTTCGCTCGAGGATCTGGAGCGTGACTTCTGCCAGGTCAGCCTCAAGCGGCGACTCATCCAGCACGTACTGTGCCAGGTTGTCGAGTGCATCCTTGTCAGGAAGCACGTCCGGCGTTGATCCACTTGCCAGCTTGGGGCGAGGGCTACGCGCGTAGGAGGGGATTGCTTTGCCTGCCGAGATGAGGTCGCGCTCCCACATCGCAAGGTCTCGACAAGGGGTGCCGCTTTGCCGGCGCATCCTGCCGTGAGCCTGGCAGTAGACATAGCCCTTGTTGTCGAGCATCGTGATCGGCGCGCCGCATCCGCGCAACCCCTCGCACGTCGCCATCAGAAGGTCTCGCCGGCAACGAATGCGCGGTAGTCGGCGGCGTTGCGAGGCAGCACCTTACCGGGCCAGTAAGACGGCTGCGAGTCCACACGGCTGGCACCGTGGCGCCCAACGAAGTAGCCGCGCTTCGTGCGCGCAGCGTTGCCGACCACGATGGGGTAGGGGTCCTCGCCGCGCTCGAGCATGGGCGCGAGGATCTCCGGCGCGTAGGTCAGGGCCGTGCGATGGTTGAAGGATTCGACATCCGCGTACACCGGGCTCTTGGGCGTGCCGACGATCATCTTCGGATCGAGTCGGAACAGCGCGGCCAGCAGCCAGCCCCATTCGTCGTAGGTCGCGGCGTAGCCGTCGATCTCCGGGCGCATGGCGCCGTAGGATCCGCTGTTGCCGGCGCGCCTGCCGTGATCACGGCGCCCAGCCTCAAGCTGGATCTCGGATGCGTACTCCGTTGCCCTCGAGCCATGCTCTTGCAGGCTCTTGAACATGACGTGCTCCGGGATTCGCCCGGCCTTCTTCTCCGCATCGAGTGCATCGCGGACGGCGCTTGCGCGCAGGATGTTCGAGTGAATGCGCATTGCAGTCTCCAGTTCTGCTAGTGGTTCAGGGTCGGGAAGGTGCCCCATGCTGCAAGCAGCACGACGAGCGTAATCAGCAGCCAGGGGCGAACGCTCACGCGCTGCATGGTTTTGTCCACTTGCCGGCGGTTCACGGCGCCGCGACCGCTTGAGCCTGCATCCATTCGTAGTGCTTGCCGGTCCACCGGCCAACGCTCGAGATGCGTAGCGCTTCGATCACGAAGTAGGCCGGCGACTCACCCGCAAAGCGATGTAGTGTGCGGCGCGGGCGCATGTCGGATCGCACGCGGCGAGGCTGAACCGTGGCCATCAACGGGCACCCTGAGATGAAGCGATGCGGCGCATCTCATTGAGTGGGCCGACGTACATGTGCTGATAGGGGCGAAGAGTCACGGTGTCAGTCTCCAAACTTGACAACTTGGGCCGGACGGTTGCCCGGCCACACTCCATTATAGACACACTTTGCAGGTGATTGCAAGAGATTGCTAAAACGATTTGCAAACTACACAGCTGGATTCTTGCAAAGTACGGGTGTCAAGTCACGACGTTGTGTTTCCCGGATTCGCAGGGGAGTGCAAGAGATTGCAGCGGAGGCATTTGCAATGTCATTTGCAGAGTGCATTTCACTTTGCTGCAAAGTGCATGCAATGTGCGAAAATCCCATATTCCGACAGGGGAGAGATTGCAAGACAGATTGCAGAAGATTGCACTTGATTTTGCCTTCTAATCCCCCCTACGCTAGTGCAGCAGCGTATTGGGGGGATGGGATTGAGATACTCTCCCGGCCCCCTACGCAGACACCGGGGCACGGCAAGCGCTCACCCCGCTGCGCGGGGCGCTTGCCGGCCCGCGTATGGCGTTGCTACGGTGCCCGGATCTCGGCATGGTCACATTGACATGATGATGGCGGAGGCTGGATTGATGGGCGCAGCCTGCTGAGTAGGGGTCTCAACGGCCCGCGTTACTGCATCCTTCGTTTGCGCATGCCGCAATAAATCCACTTGTTTCCATGGCTTGACATCTGGGCATGGGAAAGCCCCTCGAGCTGGTTGCTCTCGAGGGGCTGAGGTCAGTCCTCTACGTACTCGTCCTCTTCCAGGACAGCAGCACCGTCAAAGGTGACTGAAGTGAAGCCGGCGAAGTTCTCGGCAAGGTAGTCGCGGATGCGAGCCTCATACTCTTCACGAGTGACGATCCTCACAGCGCGCCGCCAATGCGGTAGTCCGTGATCTGCGCGTCAGTGGGGTGGGGCTGATACGTCTTGAGAGCGCGTGCCTCACGGCGAGTCCGGGTGTACGGGTGATTGCTCATGGTGATCGTCTCCAGTGATCTGATGGGGTGCTGCTTGATACCCCCTAGTCTACTGCAATCTCTTGCAAAGTCATCTTGTCCAGGCCAGGAGAAAGTCTTGTTTCCAAACTCATTCACTTGACACGTTGACAAAAAGGCCTGACATACTAAGTTCGTGAACGATTCGCTCAACAAGATCCTCCGCACCATGATCTTCACCATCCCACCCTGGATCCATGGCACGGTGAACGGCTACCGCAACTACGACTGCCGCTGCTTCTCGTGCTGCCTGGCAGCGAGCAAGTACGACTGCGCCTACAGAGCCCGGCAGAGGATGTTGCGCAAGTCTGCTTGACATACTAAGAACGAACTGCAAGCATGTAGTCGTACATCACCCACCGAGCATTGGAGATCCATGAACGACGCAGCACCGCAGACCCAGCCCATCGAAGAGCAGCCCGACCTCTCGGAAGCGAACATCGGGGAGGACCCGCGAGCCACTCCGAAGGATGCCGGCGACCCGCTGAACGAGGCTCCCACTCGCCGTGAGGTCATCGACTGGCTCAACTCCCTGCGCGGCGCCGAGTACCAGAAGGCGCTCCGGGATCAGGACCGTCTCGACAAGATCCGCTCCGAGGCGCTCACCTTCGCGCTCAACGCCAACGCTGGCGGCACGGCAGGTGTCGGCAACACCGAGGTCATCGAGCACGCCGAGAAGTACTTCGCCTTCCTGTCGGGCTCCGCCGAGGCAGTGTCCTGATGAAGTGGCGAACCCGGCTGGCCATCGTGATCTGCGTGGTCTTGCTGCTCGCCGGTGCGGCCCTCGCGCTCTGGGGGCTGTGGCAACTCCAGCAGCCGATCCCGCGCTGGCACATGTACCGGGGCTCATGATGGCCACCGACACTCTGATCACCGGAGCCCAGTACGTCGCCATCCGCGATGAGGTCAGTCGGGTTGGTCAGACAGTGAGCACGAGCGAGGCTGACCGTCTGATGGCGGCTGGCTTGATCGACGTGACCTGGGCCGTCAGCAAACTGAATATCGGGCCAGGCACTCTCTATGACCCGGAGCGCCGGCCTCGCTCGAGGTACACGGCTCGGGAGTGGAACGAGTACAACAAGTGCGCCTACCGCAACCCGGTCTGCAAGCAGTACCACGGCCCGGATGAGCCTCACACTGCACAGGACGGCACGCGCTTCATCGTGGTGGATCCAGCCTCATGACCGGCTTGATCTGGTCCGTAGCGCTCGCGGCCATCGGCATCCTCGGAATCCTGCTCGCCGGCTCGAAGTACAAGGTCGGCTGGCTCATCGGGTTCGGAGTCCAGGGTCTCTGGATCGTGTTCGCCCTGGTGACCGCTCAGTACGGCTTCATCCTCAGTGCTGTCGCCTATGGCATTGTGTACGGGCGGAACTGGTTGCGGTGGCGCCGAGATGAGAAGGCGGCGAAGAATGCCCCGGCGTGACCCTACCGTGGAGCGTGAGCGGATCACAGAGACGTGGGCCAGCCTCAATCCGGAAGCTGCTGCGGTGGATTATGTCAACCATCCTCCGCACTACACCGCCGATCCGTCCGGAGTCGAGTGAATCACGATCACTCGCCACCGCAACTTCAACATCGGAAACGCGATCAAGTACCTGTGGCGCGCCGGCCTCGGGCGTGTTGGGGAAGGGCAGGATTCTCAGGCCAAGCAGATCGAAGATCTCGAGAAGGCGATCTTCTACATCCGAGACGAGATCGAGAGGATCCGCGGATGACGACAGCAGAAGCATGCAAGGCATCCGGCGCCACCTACCGCCAACTCGACTACTGGATCAAGTTGGGCTACCTCAAGCCCGACAACGCCAAAGACGGAAGCGGGAGTCAGCGCACTTGGAACGGCACCGAGGTCGCGGTGGCTCACCTGATGATCCGGCTCCTGCGTGTCGGCTTCATCCCGAAGAAGGCTTCGGAGATCGCGCGTAGCGTAGTCAACGGCGAGCCTTCAACCCAACTCGATATTGGGATGTATCTCGACATCAATCTCGACAAGGAGTAGTCGAGCAGTACCCTGATCTTGCTCGAGCGAAAGGAGCATCGTCATGACCGACGACAAGAACAGCGGTGGCACCCCGCCGCCCAGTGCCAAAGACCAGAGCCAGCAGACGCCGCCCGCGGCCAACCAGGCTCCGGCTCAGAACCCTTCGACCCCGCCCTTCGCGGACACGCCGGAGGCGCACGAGTCCAACGTGCCTGATGCAAGCGCTGAGGCTGCGGCCACCAGCGCTGACACCAACGCGGATGCGGCCAAGGCCGAACTCAACGCGAAGGGCGCCGACGAAGCCGGCGTGACCTCGACGGATCTCGACAACGGCGACGTGCTGTTCGAGTCGCTGGACTTCTCGGTGCTCGTCAAGAGCAGCAACTCGGCGCCGGTCGTGGTCATCCGCAAGGTCGGCACGGTGGGTGAGGAACTCACTCTCGGTGCCGCGACCCTGAAGGGTCTGCTGTCCGTGCTGAACCAGGCCAACCGCCGCGCCAAGTCGGACAAGCTGGTCTGATCACCAGCCCGGTCCAGTGCCCCGGCCCCAAGCGCACCAATCCCCTAGTTCGGCTGACCGGTTCGAATCCGGACCTGATTACGCAAGCGCACTGATCAGGCACAGGCAATCGAGGTTCGAATCCTCATAGGGGAACATCAGTGGGTATGGCATACTAACTGTCATGAGCCGCAACCCATACGCGCACCTTCGTCGCATGTGCAGCCTCAGTCAGCGCGAGTTCGCAGCTAAGCACGGCTTCAGCTTGCCGGCCATCGCCAACCTCGAGTCCGGGCTCTACACCCAGGTCAGCGATGCTCAGATCCTTGCCATGGGCAAGGAGTGCTACGAGCGCGGAGTGGACGCGGCTTCCGAACTGTCGGCCAACTACGGGGTGTCGAAACTTCAAGACGCCTATCTCAACTGGCAGAAGAGCGAGCGTCTCGGGAACGCTGATCGAATCAACCAGGTGCAGCCGCTTCACTGGAGCAAGGAGGCCGGCCCATTCAAGACCTGGCGCGAGCAGATCTCTCCCAGCCTCAGCGGATTCGCCAAGCTGCTCAAGGTGCCGGGGATCACCGTCGAGCGCTACGAGACGGGCTCGACGCGCAGCATGCCAGCAGCCATCGAAACAGCGCTGCGCGAGATCCAGTTTCCCTGGGTGCGCGAGATGATCGAGACTCAGACCGCATGGGCAGATGAGCATGCCTGATCCCTACGTCCAAGCCACCTTCGGCGGTCCCCTCCTGCTGATCATCGTGGTGGTCGTCGCGGTCATCCTGATCTATCGACGGCTGAAGCACCGATGACAGACCCGCAGATCGATTTCGTGCTCGAGGACGGCGTGCTCATGGTCAAGGATGACAGCCGAGGCTTCCAGCCTGTCCCGATCCCAGCAGGTTTCACCGACCTCGTGTTCCGCAACGCGGTCGCTGCCACCTACACGGCCTATCGCCGGCACGGCAAAATCCCAACCGTGCGCCAGGTGCATGCGATCTGGGACCGAATCCCGACCACCACCTACTCCGCGCTCTTCATGACGCCGGAGTTCCACGACGCGCTTGCCTACCGAGGTATCGAATGGAACGCTTCGGACGGTCTCTCCTACGAGCAGTCCATGGCGATCCTCAAGCTGTCCAACCCGATGGATCGGCGCAGCGATGCCGTCAAGTTGAAGGAACTCGGCATCCCCGTTCCGCGCTACCAGGCCTGGCTGAAACAGCCACTCTTCATGGCCGAGATGAACGCGCAGACCAAGGCGGGCTTCACCGAGCACCTGCCGGCCATCCGCAATGCCCTCGTGGGCAACGCGATGGGTGGCGACATGAAGGCCATCGAGATGATCTTCGCCATCACCGGCGAATACGACCCGAACCAGCGCCAAGTGGACGACATCCGAGTGCTCGCCCAGAAGTTGATCGAATCCGTGGCGGCTCGGGTGTCGGATCCCAAGGAGCGCGAGGCCATTGCTGCGGACATGCGCTTGGCCAGTGCTAGTCTTTCAGCGATCAATCCGGCTCAAGCGATAGGCGGCTAACCGTGGGTGCATTCACGTCCCGCTTCAGCCTGTACAAGCCGGGCGGAGGCTCGACCGGGTTGATCGTTCCCGACGAGATCCTCGACATCGACAAGTTGAACTCCAACTTCGACATCATCGACGCGAACCTCGGCGCTTTCATCACCACCAGCACCACGCTGCCTGGGGTGCCCAAGGTCGGACAACTCGTTTTCGAGACCGACACCAAGAGGCTTCGGGTCTACTCCGGAGGCTCCTTCGTGGCGCCGGCCACCGAGCGCGGCTCGCTCACGATGTACACCGGAACCAACCTCGCCGCCCTCGATGCGCTCACGGATGGGGTGATCGGGGACACGTTCTACATGACGGACCCTGGACTCGGAAACGCCGGCACCGGCACCATCGACCCGATGACCTGGGAGGCCATCGGAGACTCAGGCGTCAACCTCAACTGGCGTGTCCGCGACCAGATCGTTGCTGACACCAAAGCCCATCTCGACACGTTCATCGCTGCGGTCGCTGCAATCGCCGGAACCGACGAGCAGTTCCGTATCGGCAACCGAGCCCTGGTCAGCACCACCCGACAGTCATACATCTTCCGCAGCACAGCGGGCGCCTATCTGATTGACGCGACCCCGATTCGGATGTTCCCAGCGGGCTCAGCCGGAATCACAGTGGACCCCGTAACCGGCATCGCCACCAGTACTCAGCAAGCGACTCTGACCTTCGGCACTGTCGGTAACCCTGCTTTCGCGGACCCCTTCACGGACTACAACGTTGTCTATGATCTGGTCGGCAATGGGACTGCGACCGGCCTGATTTTGCAGTTCCTCGATGCAGCCGGTGCTCCGATTGCAGCCGGCACTCTCTATGACGTGTACCGCACTGCTGTAGCGAACTCCATCGTGACCAGTGCTCCGCTGATGGTTCAGAACAACCTCCCCCTCAGCGCCGGCATCGGCGGTGCCAGCTTCCGGCACAAGGGCCGATTCAGCATCCGTGCTGCCCGCGACGTAGCCGTAAAGTTGTTCGAGTCGCACGAAGAAGTCACTGCTGTCCCCGGTGTCGCAGCGACAGGTGGGCAGATCAGTCTTGACGGGGTGTTGAACTCGACTGCCTTGCTCACTGGATTTGTCCTGGCCGCGGTTGCCGGAACCTTCGCAGTCAATGAGTTGTACATCGAGGCGGTTCCGAAGTGAGCGCTCCGGCGAACGTCGTTTCGTTTTACGCGCAGGCTCACTGGGGCTCCCGATACGGAGTCACTGATGCTTTCCATGCGACTCCGCACAAGGGTCTCGACTGCGGCCTATTTCACGGCACTGTCGATGTGCCTGCACTTCACGACGGCCTCGTTGTAGCCGCAGCAGCAAGCTCGAGCGTAGGTCACTATGTGACAGTGGAACGCGCTGACGGCCTGTTTGACACCTACTGTCACATCGTGTTCGGGGTCGGTGTCGGTCAGCGTGTTACTCAAGGCCAGCGCCTCGGTCGGCAGGCGCTCACGGAAGCAGAGGGTGGCACGCAGTGGAGGGGTCAGCACACGCACCTATGCTTGTCTCGAACTCGAGACGGATGGTCTGTCTGGGGCTACGTCAACCTTGATCCGACGCCAGGCGTGATCGCTGTACTGACAAGCACAGCAGGTAGTAGCGGCGAACCTATTGACAACACCACCCAGGAGGAACCCCCGATGACCAATGACACTCGTGTCCTTCAAATGATCGACGCCAATGGCGGTGACATCTCCGACTGGTCCCGCATCGGGGGTGACGTGCTTCCAGTGGGCACGCCCGGTCAGCCCGGCTATTTCCCAGGCGGGTACGAAGCAACCGCCGATGTGAACGTCGCCCGTATCTGGGTCACCCAGTACGGGCTGGATGCTGCGGGGCCGATCAAACGGCAGCGTGATGCCTACGTCGCGCAACAGCAGTTCGGGGTGAAGGAGTACGTCGCCCGTCAGGCGGCCTTGGTCAAGCTGATTGCCGACAACTCGGGCGGTGGCGGCGTGGCTCCGGTGATTCCCACCAAGGAGGACATCGCCACCGAAGTCATCCGGCAGATGAAGCTGCCGGGGAACTGAGAAGGAGAGCATCATGAGCATCATCAAGCAGTACTTGGCGGCGCTTCTGTCGCTGGCGATCACCGTCCTCACGGCGTTGGTTGCGATCCCGCACATCGACCTGACCAGCGGCATTCAGTTGGCCATCCTCGGGGTGTCCACGCTGACGACGCTGTGGCTCCCTCTGCTGAAGAACGCGAAGTGGCAGGCAGCCCTCAAGACGCTCTCGGTCCTGGTACTCGCAGCCCTGTCGGGTCTGACGCCGTTGATCACCGGAGGCACCTACGATCACTTGACCATCGGCCTGTTCGTGCTGAACATCCTCTCTGCTCTCGCTCCTGAGATCGGTGTGCAGATCCGCAAGGCGGATCTGAGCCTCGCTGCCTGATTGCTGCTATGGCTCAGCCCACTCACTACGGCTCGACCGACCAAGCCCCGGCTCTCGGAGGGGAGCCAGGGAAGCCGGACGCGCAGGTCGTGGAGGACTTCCACACCAACGCCGAAGTCGATGTGCGAAACGAGTCGATCCACCACACCACCGGGCCTGGACCGAACCAGGCCGCGACGGGTGACCACAATCATGATGGCGGTGCCGGCGGTACGCAGTTGCTTGCTGGCACCACCATCAGTGGTTCTCGAGCAGCAGATGCCTGGCGTCTCAGCGTCAACGCCGCTCTCGTGAAACTCGGCGCCATCGACGCGAGCACTCCGTGAGCCCTGCTCGGCCTCATCAGATTCCCCTGAAGGACCTCTTCGCTGAAGTTGGCGAAGGGGTCCTCCAGTCTGTCCGGCGCCCCAACATCCTCAACTACCAGCCGTACCCGAAGCAGGAACTCTTCCACCGTTCCAAGTACTGGGGCCGACTGCTGCTTGGCGGAAACCGCGCCGGCAAGACCGACAGCAACGTGGCCGAGTGCATCTTCCGGGCTCGCGGCATCCACCCCTACCAGGACGGCCCCCTCAAGCCCGTCACGCAAGGTCGATTCTTCACCACCGATCTCGAGAAGGGCCTGAAGCAGATCGCTCTGCCGAAGTTCCAGCGCTGGGTCCCGCCGAGCATGCTCATCGACGGCAACTGGGACAAGTCTTGGGACGAGCGAGGTCGAGTTCTCACCTTCGAGAACGGCTCCACCATCGACTTCCTGACCTACATGATGGATCTCCAGCCGATGGGCGGTGTGCCCCGCGACTGGGCCTCCTTCGATGAAGAGCCCCCGCAGCACATCTTCAACGAGACCATGCAGCGCCTTGTGGACTACGACGGCATCTGGTGGGCCTCGATGACCCCGCTCGACGGAATGACCTGGACCTACGAGTACCTCTTCGAGCCGGCCAGCGAGGATCCCGACAGCATCCAGGTTGAGGCCTTCCAACTCTTCCAGAGCGACAACCCCTACCTCGAGGCGAAGGACCCTGACAAGTTCACCGTGGCCATGAGCGAAGGCGAGAAAGAGGCTCGACAGCAAGGCAACTTCGTCGCAGTGTCGGGCAAGATCTTCCCCAAGTTCGACCCTGCTACGCACGTCATCGACCCGATGGTGCCGCCCAAGTCGTGGGAGTGGTACATGAGCATCGACCATGGCTGGAACAACCCCACCGCGATCCTCTGGCACGCGGTCAGCCCCGAGGGGATCATCGTCACCTTCGCAGAGCACTACCAGTCCCACATGATCATCGACCAGCACGTCAAGGCCATCCACGCCAAGGAGAGCCAGGACGGGTGGAAGCAGCCTGATCTGCGCACAGGGGATCCGGCGATGAAGCAGACCTCCGGTATCACCGGCACCAGCATCATCCAGGAGTACTCAGACCGAGACATCGACCTCGCCGTAGACAACGTGCCTCATGATGTCGAAATCGGCATCGCCAAGATGCAGCAGTACTTCGCCCTGCGACAGGGCGCTGATGGCGTTGCTCGACCCACATGGTTCATCACGAGCGACTGCGTGAACTTCATCAAGGAGTTGAAGAAGCTGCGCTGGGCCTCGTACTCGAGCCGAAAGATGCAGTTCGAGCTGAACAAGCAGGAAAAGGTCCACAAGAAGGACGACCACGCCTTCGACTCCGCGCGCTATTTCGCCACATTCTTGCCGGATCTCTCACCGGATAAGCCTCCTGTCGAGATCAAAGAAGTGCTCAAGGGCAAGGGTTACGTTCGCTACGACGACGTGCTCGCGCGTATGTCCGCGGATCCCGAGATCGAAGTCCTGGATGACTTCGATCCGGAAAAAAGTGACAATAGCGTTTTAGTATGGGATACAGTGAGGTCCTACGACGAGTTCTACTGATCGGAGCACCTTGGACGAGGCAGTCATCAACACCGGACCCTCGAAGTTCACCAGGTTCCCCTATGCGCCCCAGGCGCCCGGCTCCTGCATCGCATGCAACTCGAGCACCAAGCCGGTAGTCGATCTCGGGATCTCGGTCAGGTTCTACGGGCGGGCCTACCTCTGTGAGGACTGCCTTCATGAGATCATGGCTTTGGTTGGCCTGGCCGGCGACACTGCCACTGCCCAGCAGCAGCGCAACGAATGGGTGGCCGAGGGCTACCAGAAAGCACTCAACGAAAGGTGGGGCGAGAGCCTTGGAGATCTGGTTCGTACTCTCAGTGGCCTTGCTGATCGTCTTGATCGTGCTCGCGCTGGTCACAGTCCTGCTCTGGAAGATGTTCCGAGTGGTTCAGACGAGCCAGATCCGGCTCGCTCGGAGTCAGGCTTCTATGCAGAGGGAGTACTCCCGCAACTCCGAGATGCTGGGCAAGAACCTGGTGACGCTCGGCAAGCAGTACGGGGAGATCGTGGCGGGGCAGAACCGTCTGGTGTCGAAAGCCATGTCGGTCTCGGCGTCCGGGGATCCGATGACGTTCCAGATGATCGAGGCGATGACGCCCGATTCCGGATATAGTGACCCCGTTGAGCAGTTCGACCCTTCCGACGCGGGTGAAGTCGAGCGGATCGCAGCCCGAAAGCCGGACGAGAGGGAAGATCTGAATGGCCTCGAAGCCGACATCCTCGCCAGCCTCCCGGAGTTCGGAATCGACCCCGCCCAGTTCCAGTAACTCCGGAGCGGACTCGTCCCTCACCGGGCTCCCAGATCAGCGAGTTCAGGATCTTCGCAAAATCCGATCTTCAGATCAGGGTCGAAAACTGGTCTCCTGGATTCAGAACGGGTACACCCAGTCCAAGAACGCTCGCCAGCGGACCCAACTTCAGTGGGTCGAGAACATGGCGTTCTTCTTCAAGCGCCAATGGTACGAGACCACCGGGACTGGGCTTCCGCAGGGCTACGCCAACAAGCTGGTCATGCCGCAGCGCCCGTACTACCACCAGCGCCTCGTCATCAACCGCACTCGCTCCCTCGTGCGCACCGAGATCTCCAAGTTCCTCAGCCAGACCCCCTCTGCCATCGTGGTGCCGAGCACTGCCGAAGATGAGGACATCCGCTCCGCCTATGCGGCCGAGCAGGCATGGGAGAGTATTTCCGCTCGTCGCAAGCTGAAGTACCACTTCAGTCGGGCAGCCTGGTGGATCTCCGTCACAGGAAACGGCTTCATCAAGACCTGGTGGGACCAGGCCTCGACCGATCAGACCAACGCGGAGCAGCCGGGCGACATCCGATTCGGCGCCATCACGCCGTTCCACCTGTTCATTCCGGACCTGCGCGAGCAGGACATCGAGGATCAGCCCTACGTCATCAACGCCTACACGAAGCCGCTCGAGTGGTGCAAGAACTACTTCTCGACCGAACTCGACGGCTACGACCTCAAGCCCACCGTGGTCTCCGCCAACCAGATCGTGGACGAGAGCGTGCTCAACCTCTCAACCGCCGGCAACACGCCAGACTCCTGCATCGTCATGGAGGCCTGGATTAAGGCCGGCGCCACCAATCTGCTCCCGAACGGCGGAGTCGTCATCATGATTGACGACTGCATCGTGGGCTACTTCGACCAGGGGTTGCCGTACAACCACGACCAGTACCCCTTCGCCAAGTTCGAGCAGATCCCCACGAGCACCTTCTACGCCTCGAGCGTTCTGGAGGACACCAACTCCCTCCAGCGCGAATACAACGTGCTCCGTTCCGAGATCAGCGAGGCCGGCAAGCGCATGGCCAAGCCTCAGTTGCTCGCTGCGCGCAACTCGATCATCGCTTCCTCGATGACCAACGAGCCCGGCCAGATCATCCTCTACAAGCAGGGCTACAACCCGCCCACCCCGATCCCGCTCGCTCCGCTGCCGGAGTACTACGTCAGTCAGCAGGATCGGGTGCTTTCCGACATCGAGGACCTGTCGGGTCAGCATGAAGTCAGCAAGGGCTCGGCCCCTCCTGGAGTCACTGCCGGCACGGCCATCAACTACCTCCAGGAGAAGGACGACGCCTATCTGACGCCGGCCTACCAGAGCATCGAGCAGGCCTACGAGAAGATCGCCGGTCAGACCATCGCGCTCTTCGTTCAGTTCGTGGACATCAAGCGCAAGATCAAGACCATCGGTTCGGACGGCACCTTCGACACTCTGCTGCTCAGCGGCGACGACCTCAAGAGCGGCACGGACATCCGGATCGAGCCCGGATCCTCTGTCGGGCAGTCTCGTGCTGCCAAGCAGGCCTACCTCATGGACCTCTTCAGCATCGGCGCCATCGACGCGCCCACTCTGCTGAAGTTGCTCGAGATCGGCGGAGCCCAGAAGGTTCTCGACTCGATGAGCGTGGCTGAGAAGAAGGCTCAGCGCGAGAACATCAAGATGAAGATGCTCGACCCGGCCATAGTCGAGCAGGCCAACCAGCAGTGGGCCACAGAGGCCCTCCAGGCCGGTCACATCACTCAAGACCCGAACACCGGTGAGATGGTGGACACCACGAACGGGCTGCCGGCCTCGCCGCCCCCTGTCGTGCCGGTTGATGATTTCGATGATCACCAGGTCCACATTCGCACTCACAACATGTATCGGATGTCGCAGGAGTACGAAGTGCTCGCGGATCCGATCAAGAAGGTGTTCGAGACTCACGTTGAATGGCATCAGAAGATGCTTCAGCAGAGCCAGTTGCAGACGTTGCTCGGCCAGATTCCCGGCGATGGCACAGAGGGCCAAGCGGGAGCACTTGGGGAGCCTGGTCAGATGCCGGGTGACAGTTCTGGCCAAGGGGGCGCGCCGGCACCCGCGGATCCTGCCCAAGCGAAGCAGGCGGATGCTATTCTCGCCGGTAACGGGGTCGCACCGACACCGCCCACTTCGCAAGATGCTGCTCCGGCAGCCTGAGCAGGGAGAACCCCATGGCTGACTTCTTCATCACCGGTGACACCCTGCCCAAGCAGGTGTTCAACGACGTGGACACGGCGCCCACCATCGCCAACCTCAAGGCGGCGCTCACGACCTTCCAGGCCGGCACCTACACGGCTGCGCGGCTCGCCACGATGACGTACAACGACCTGATCTACGCCTGCCGAGTCAACTCGCTCACGGTCGCCGGTCTGTAGGTGCGCCGGCTTGAGTTGACATACTCAGGCTGCACCCCGATAATCAGACCATCAGCCAGGGCCGGAAACGGTACAGCAGATCCAAGACCCAGCTAGGGCCGGCAACGGTACGGCGGAACAGGTGAACAGTGGCCGACTTCGACAGCAACTCAACCATCGAGGACTCGCTCGTCTCAGCAATGGACGCGCAGGACTCGGGGGTGACGCCGGAGCCGACAGCCACGCAGGAGCCCTATACGGCACCCGCCCAGCAGGAGTCCGCTCCCGCCCCGGTCGAGTCCGCGCCAGCCAAGGGCAACCCCGCATGGGAACCGCTGCGAACCAAACTTGCCCCGGAAGCGTTCTCTCAGATCGAGCCCGATCTGCTCGAGATGGACCGACTCGTCCAGCAGCGTCTCACGACCCTCAGCCAGCAGCAGTCTGCGCTCAAGGGTTTCGAGCGCCTCGCCGGCCAGGCCAGTCCTGAGCAGATCGAACAGCAGTTGCAGGCTCTCGCCTGGATGAACGCCAATCCCAAGCAGCTTCACGAGCAACTGACCGCCTACCTCCAGCAGGCCGGCGAGTTGGAGGCCTCGGGTGAGCCGGCGCCGGTCGGTCCTGATGGACAGCCGGAGCAGTTCGACATCACCCAGCACCCCCGATTCCAGGAACTCGCGCAGCAGCAGGCCCAACTGACCCAGTTCTTCCAGCAGCAGCAGGTTGCTGAGCAAGAGCGGCAGGCGGACTCCGCGCTTGAGACCGAGATCGGGCAGTTGAAGTCCGCCCACCCCGACCTGACCGACGCAGACGTGCAGGAAGTGATGGGACGCGCGTACATGCGTGCATCCCAGTCTGGCAAGGCCCCCTCGCTCGAGGAAGCCTTCGCGGACTATGACGCACTCCGAACGCGCTTCATGACCACCCCTCGTCCGGGTGACTCAGCGCCTCGTCTCGTTCCCACTTCCGGTGGAAACCCGCCGGCGGCTCCTGGTCAGCAGCGGACTGTCGGACAACTCTCCAACCGTGAGGTCGAGGATGTCCTGGCAGACGTGCTAGGCAGGACCCTCGGATAGTCAAGGTCTCTGGGTTACCAACCCCCAGAGAAAGGCCCTCCCATGGGCGCCACCCTGACCACCATTTCCCCGATCCTCAAAGAGGTCTACGAGCCCCGCATCCGTGAGCAGTTGAACACGGAGATCGTGGCCCTCAAGCGCATCGAGCGCTCCAAGACCGGCGTGACCAACGAAGTCGGCGGCAAGTACGTCACCTTCCCGGTCCACACCCGCCGCAACGCCGGCATCGGCTCCCGAAACGAGGGTGAGGCGCTCCCCACCCCCGGCAACCAGGGAACTGCCGCCGCTCGCGTGGGCCTCAAGTACGGCTACGGCCTCGGAGACCTCACCGGCCAGTCCATCAGCCTGTCGGACACCGACCGCAAGGCCTTCGCCAAGGCCATCACGCTCGAGATGAGCGGCCTCAAGGACGACCTCCGCAAGGACATCAACCGCCAGGTCTACGGCACCGGTGACGGCACCATCGGGGTGGTCAAGAGCGTCGTGACCTCGAACACCATTCCGGTGTTCGATGCGCGGCTGTTCCAGATCGGTGCGAACCTCGACCTCATCACCGGCCCCAGCACCGTCGCCGCGGCGGCTCGAACCGTCACGGCGATCTCGCTCGCCTCCGGTGCGAACACCGTCACGATCTCCGGCGCCGCAGTCACCACCATCGTCGGTCAGTTCTTCGTCCGACAGGGCTCGGTGAACCGCGAACTCACCGGGTTCAAGGCGATCACGGCTGCGGCCAACACGATCTACAACATCGACCCGACCGTGGAGCCGGTCTGGACCGGCAACGTGGACTCGAACGGTGGCGTGAACCGTGCCCTCTCCGAGGGCCTGATGATCAACATGGTGGACACCATCCGCACGCGCGGTGGCAAGACCACGTTGATCCTCCAGAGCCTCGGCGTGCGCCGTGCGTACTTCAACCTCCTGTCGCAGCAGCGGCAGGTCGTGAACACGCAGGAGTTCAAGGGCGGCTTCAGCGGTCTCGCGTTCACGACGGACACCGGGGAGATCCCGGTCATCGCGGACCCGGATGCCCCGCTGAACACCCAGTACTACCTCAACGAGGAAGCGCTGACGTTCTACCGGGACGAGGAATGGCACTTCATGGACTCGGACGGCTCGATCTGGCAGCGCAAGATCGACGCCTCGGGTGTCTACGACGGCTACTTCTGCACCATGGTCGAGTACCACGAACTCGGCACGGACCAGCGGAACAGCCACGGAACCATCCAGGACATCACCGAAGGCTAGTCCTTCGGGAATCGTCACCCGACAGAAGGGGCGGGGTCTCAGACCTCGCCCCTTCGTCTTGATCAAGGAGTCCAGATGCCCACCCGTTCCCTCGTTGACCTGGCCAAGGCGTTCTTCGAGAACGTCACCGGGTACAACCCCACGACCGACACGTTCTCCCCGAGCACGAGTGCGGACGTTGCCGGAGTCGCCACCACCATCAACGTGGGCAACGCCAACCAGGCGAGCGGAGTCCCGACCCCTTCGTCTTTCGTCGCCATCAGTGGCAACGGCAAGGCAACCGCTTCCATCCAGATCGCAGCCGGCGCCAACACGCTCAACGTCGCTCTCATCCCGCAGGCCTCGCTCGATGGTCAGAACTGGGTCAACCTCGGCCCTGTCGCGCTGCTCAACCAGAACACCGGTGTCTACTCCAGCAGCATCGCTGCCGGCGCTTCCGGCGCTTGGACCGTCTCCATCGCAGACTTCCCCTACTTCCGGCTCTCCACCCCCAGCGGTGCGCTCACCGGCTCTGCCGTGGTCCTTCTGAACGCGAGCACCACCCAGGCGATCCTTGCCGTCGAGCCCCCTCGCTACAGTGTGCAGCGAGTGACCGCAGACGGCCTGGTCAAGACCGGAACGGGCATCCTGCACACGGTAACGATTGCCCCCAACGCGGCTGCCGTCACCGCAGGGCTTCTTACGATCTACGACAACACGGCAGAGAGCGGAACGGTGATCTACTCAGAGTGGATCCCTGTCGGAGTGAGCGGACATACGCTCGTGCTGGACGAGCCCTTCACCACAGGGCTCTTCATCGGCTTCGATGCGACCCTGGCCGCAGTGCAGGTCAACGCCTCCTACCTCTAGGATGTGGCCATGACCGGCACGCTTCTCAACAAGTCAGCAGGGACGTGGGACTCCGAGGTCGGAGCCTTTATTTCCGAGAGTCATCGGCATGTTGCCGAGATCCTTCACGACTACAACCGGGGCTTCAGCCTGGTCTGGGTGCCGCCCAAAGACCGCACACGCGAGACCACCGACCCGTTCGCAATCATTCACCGGATGCCGGATGGCTCTGAGTACGTCGCCATGTGGCTCACCGAGCGCGAGATGGACAATCCGCAGGAGGTCTTGCGCCGCGTGTTCATGGCCGATACCAGCCGCACCGACGTTCTTGCCAACCTCGAGGCTGCCGAAAATGCGCGGCAACTCTTGGCCATGAAGGCCGAAGAGAACCGGATCGAGGAACAGCTCGAGCTGATCGAGTTCATGGTCAAGACCCCGCTCCACCAGGTGCAGCACAACGGGCGTAAGTTCGACCTGTGACTCCCGGAGAGAAAGACCGGATCGCCGCCATCGAGAAGCGGCTCGGACCTGTTGGCAAGGGACACCACAACTCTCATCGCACCGCAGCCCTGCTCAAGTGGCTCAAGAAGAAGGAATCCGGCAAGAAGGATTCTGAGAAGAACGACACCCCTCAGCATGAGACCGCTGAGTCGAAGTCGGAGAAGAAGCAGGAGGGCGACTGATGGGCTACTCCCCTCCCACCAAGACCGGTGCTGACGTGAAACGGCAGGTTCAGCGTCAGTTCGGTGATGAGTCCGGCGTCCAACTCGAGGACGCCGACATCATCATGTGGGTCAACGACGCCCAGGATGCCATCGTTGCCGCGAACCACCCGCTGAAGTCCAAGACCTCGAGCGCGAGCATTGTCGGGCAGTACGAGTACACCTATCCAGCGGTGGGCATCGACCAGATCGAATCCATCCACTACGATGGTTCCTTCCTGCCCAACAAGGTGTTCAGCCAGGCGGAGATCGACATTTTCAGCGCCGATCCTCAGCGCGTGATCTCCGGCGCTCCGCAGTACTGGTACGAGTGGGGCGGCACCTTCGGCTTCTGGCCGACACCGGACATCGCCAAGCCCATCGCCATCTACTTCAGCGCCCAGGCCACCAAGATCACAGCGCTCACCGCGACCGGAGTGGCCGGCGTTGACCTTCTCAGCACCCCTGACGAGTACTTCCGCGCCATCGTCCAGTACGTCCTTCAGCAGGCCTACGAGATGGACGAGGATGCCAACATGAGCGGGCTGAAGGCCAGCCAGTTCAGCGAAGGCATCGCCGCGATGAGCGACGACGAGCGTATGGCTCAGAACATGACCTATCCGGTCATCGGCATCCGGGAGTTGTAACTGTGCCCGGCCAGGCTATTCAGATCGGCCCGTTCGTTGGCGGACTCAACTCCTTCAGCGACCCCACCGCCGTAGCCGACAACGAACTCGTGCAGTGTCTCAACTTCGAGTTGGACCTCGACGGATCTCTTATCTCGCGCCCGCCTATCGTGGATCAGCACATCACCATGCCTGCTGGCGCCACCGGCAACCTTGCCCTGCTCGGCTACTACTACGGCTCTGCCGGCGCGGCCTTCCTTATCGGTTCGGACGGCCTCAACTCGACCTACTACTTCAACGGCGTCACCTGGATCCTGATTACGAACACGATCTCGGCCACCGCCATGACCCAGTACAACGACCTCGCCTGGCTTCTCGCCCCTGTCGGAAGCGCAAACCCCGGAGGCTCCTGGAGCCCCGGCGCCGGCTTCACTCCCGTCCCGGCTCTTCCGCAGGGCGAAGTCATCGTCGCGCACAAAGAGCGCCTCTGGGTCGCCATTGGCAAGAACGCCACGGTCAACGGCACCCGGCTCTACGTCTCCAACGTCGCTGCACCCACCGTCTGGCCCGGCAACTTCATCTCCATCGGCTCCGGTGACGGCCAGAACATCGTCCAAGTCATCGTCTACTTCAACGATCTCCTGATCTTCCGAACCAACTCCATCTACCGCTTCGCCTTCTCAAGCGACCCGGCTACCGGAGAGTCCTCTCGGATCGTGGCCGACATCGGGTTGGCCGACAAGCAGTGCGTGGCAAGTCTCGACTCGAGCGTCTACTTCATGTATGACGACAAGGCCTACGAGATGGTCAACTACCGAGTGAACCGGATCAACGAAAAAGCGCCGCTCCGCGCCACCACCATGGCTGGGATCTATCTGTCCTACGCGGTGTCGATCTTCAATCAGCGGGTCATCTTCTCCTACTTCGACACCATGTTCGTGTTCAGCCTCAAGACCCGGACATGGACGACCTGGATCAGCCAGGCAAACGGACCAATCGGGAAGATCTACGCTGTTCAGACCAACTCGGTGATCGAAGAGGCCATCGCGCATTCCTCGAGCAACCGGTCCTTCAAGATCTTCCACATCGCGGACACGATCACCACCGATGCCGAGACCATGCTCTGCATCGTTCAGACCAAGAACTACAACTACGAGGCCTCGAGCGTGTTCAAGAGGCTCTTCTGGTGGGGCGCAGATGCGGTGTTCCGAGGTCAGGTCACCGCGGTCGCGCACCCGGTGGTGTTCAACTACGCCGTGACCTGGGGGCAACTCCGACTAGCCGGCGTGACCTGGGGCCAGGCCCTTGCTTACACATGGGGTCAGCCGATCTCAGGCACTCTCGAGGTCCAGACCATCCGCGACACCACCGGATCCGGCTCGCTGCGCAAGTTCGTCAAGTTCCTCAAGAGCCTCCGATTCCGCCAGATCTACTTCAAGCTGGTGTTCAACTCGGACGGCTCGATCTCGACCGCTCCGGTGCGTCTCTTCGCCCTCATGACCTACGTGAACACCCACCAGCGGGTGTCGAAAACCGTCTCCTAGCAGGTAGGATGCCCTCGTGTCGATGATCAATCCGATTCGCAAGGAGATCTACTCCGCGGGTTCCGGATTCAACCCCTATGCTGCTGGCGCAAAGCGGTACGGGGCCGGTCGGCTGGCACCGAACGTGGGGATGACCACCGACAAGGCAGGTTACGCTCAACGAGACGCTCAGAACGCCGCTCGCAAGAATGCACTGCTTCGCAGGATGAAGGGATCCCTCTAATGGCTGTTGGACGCAGGGTATACACCGGGGATGTGCCCAACCCTTCGCCGGCCCCGTCACCTTCTCCCGCTGGCAAGAACATCGGATCGGTGCCGAAGGTTGTCGGCAAGAACATCGCTACAGTTCCGAAAGCTGCTGTTGCTCCGGTCACCGGCTACTCCGGTGGCGGCGGTGGGGGTGGCGGCGGTGGAGGTCTCGACCTCAGCACGCTCGCTCCGTCTCCCGAGGACTACCTGGCCGGCGATTCGACCTATCAGGCTCAGCAGGCTGCGCTCCAGCGCGCGCTCGAGGCCTATCAGGCCGACAACACCCGCCAGTCCACGTCGTACAACACGGACTACCAGAACGGGCTTGCTCAGTTGGGCTACCGGCCTGGCGCTGCCCAGGACGACCCCAGCACGCCGAACGTGGATGAAAGCCAGGGCCAGTGGGCTCAGGGCGACCAGACCACGGCTTACGGGCGCTCCTACCAGAACCAACTCAACGACTTCGCGGGTCGCGGCTTGCTGCGGAGTACCTTCTACAACAACGCCCTGGACGACACCAACCGTCAGTTCAACGATCAGTTGGCCTCCGTCAACAAGGGCAAGACCGACTTCATGGACCAGTTGGCCCAGAGTCTCGCGTCCTACCAGAACGAGAACCAGTTGAGTCAGCAGCAGGCCCGCGCTGACGCCATCGCACGTCGTGCCGCCGGCTACTCGAGCGCACCCGCTGCGGTCTAGGAGAACCTCATGGCCGTCAGGGTGAAGAGCAAAGATCCAGTCCCGAAGAAGCCGGACTCCTACGACTTCTTCAACTGGAACGCGCCCACTGGGTCTCCGAAGAAGCCTGTTCCGCCCGGACCTTACCGAACCCCTGATGACCCGGCCTACGTCCCGCTGAACTTCAGCGATTTCAACAACGTCGGGTTGCAGCAGATCCCGCCGCGAGGTCACGCTCAGTCGGGCCTGGCCAAGAACCCGAGCGCATCCGCGGATCCCAGCCTGCTGGACTACCTGAGTCAGGCGCTTGGCATCACCGGCAGCATGAACGACTCCACTGGAGGAACCGACTACACCGGCCTGGAGTCCGTGCTTCGACAGAACGCTTCCGATGCGGACAGTCGAATCGGGGCCATGTACCGGCAGTTGCAGGGCTCCTACGTCAACGACGCCGCTCCCATCGCAGCCGGCTATGACCAGGCCCATCAGGCCCTCGCCGGCAACGCAGACCAGGCCACTCAGCAGGTCAACGCCGGCTACGGTGCTGCTCGAGATGCCCAGACCAAGATGCTCCAGAACCTCGGCATCGGTGATGCCGCCCTTGTTCAGGCCAACCAGGGAAATCCCGGAGGCGCTGATCAGGCTCGCGCACTGTCGGGTATCGCGCAGAACTCTCTGGCCAACCTCAATGCGAACGACGCCAACAAGCAGAGCGCGGCCTCCTACAACACCAAGATCGGCGGTGCAGCAGGGCTCGAGGGCAATCTTCAGCGCGCTTCCGTGCAACAGAACCTCCAGAAGGCTCTCGCACAGCTCGAGGCGCAGAAGAGCCAGTCCGCAAGCACCGCCAAGTCGAACAACTTCAGCCAGGCTCTCGGTCTCGCTGAAGCGCTCTCGAGCGACCAGCAGAATCGTCAGCACTACACCGACGCTCAGCAGGCTGCCGCTGCGAAAGCCGCTGGTGGGTCCACGATTCAGGACTATATTGACCAGTACGCTGCACTGCTCGCGCAGAACGGCGGCGACTCGGATGCTGCACTCAAGCAACTCCAGGCGTTGAAGGTAGTCAAAGGCCTGAACTAGGAGGCGAGCACGTTGGTCGATTTCAACGACCGCCTCAAGGCCGCTCAAGCATCTCGGCCCGTTTCGGCCAAGACCAGCATTCCCGACTTCAGCACGATCAATCCGACAGCCGGGCAGTCAACGCAGGCCAAGGCCTCAAAGAATCCCCAGGACTTCGCATCCTGGCTCATGGACATTCTCACGCGCCCCCTGTCGGGCGTTACGAACGCGCTCAGCGACAACATCAGCCACACCGTAGATGTTCAGAAGGCGGAGCAAGGGAAGGGCGATTTTCTCGGAGCCCTTGCTGGCCAGGTTGCCGGAGAGCAGCCTCTCGGTGTGATTGGATCCTTCCTTACCGGATTGACTTCCACAGATCCAAATACACATCGCAGCACCAGCGATTTGATCGAGCAGAGCACTGACAAGATTGCTCCACTCGCTGACCCCAACTACCGGGACGTGCAGGACAATGTGAATCCGGTGCTCAAGGGAGTCGCAGGCTTTGCCGGCGACGTGCTGCTCGACCCACTGACCTACATCCCCGGCGCCCAGATCGCCAAGGTCGGGAAACTGGGTCTGGAGGGCCTGAAAGCAGCCGGAACGGTCGGGAAGGCCGCAGTGGAGGGGGCTTCGGCGGCGCTGAAGGCTGCCAAGGCCGTCCCGGAGATCGCTGCTACCGGCGAGGCTGCTGCGAATGCAGCGATCAAGGCAGAGACCAAAGTGAAGCCGGCCACTCCGCAGACCTTCACGGATTCCGTCATCGCGCGCATGGCGAAAGACCCGGAAACGGCCCCTGCTGTCCCGCTCGAGGGCGCTCCTGTCTCGAAATCGCTGGCAGATGTCCCACTTCCGAAGGTGAGCGAGCAGATCGCTGCGCACCCGCAGGCGGCTTCCGCAGCCAAGTTCCTGTCGGGTCTGACTCCGGATGCCGCCAAGGTGGCCGCGAAGGCTGTCACGGACGTTCGTGCTGCCAAGCCGCTCGAGTTCAACAACTGGCTCGAGGAAGTCAGCAAGGTCGAGAATATGGGCCTCAAGGACATGCCCAGCGTGAAGGTAGGCAAGCAGTACCTCCAGCTTCACAACGCCATCGGCAAGTTGGGCCGCACTGCCGAGACCGGAATCGCCAATCAGGGCGCTGCGAACTCCGAAGTCGCTCGAGCGCTGCGGTCCTACTACGACGAGATCTACGTCCCTGACTTCACCAGCGCCAAGGCAGCCGGGCATGTCATCGACAGTGTGGGGCGCAAGGTCACTCCGAAGTCGCCGGCTACCGTAGCCGACACGGTGGTCACCCAGATGCAGCAGTTCAAGGATCGAGTCGCAGCAGACCACGCTTCAGTGTCAACGCAACTCGGCACTGGGCTCACCCAGGCTCTCTTGAACGGTCGAGTGAAGCCGGAGAACTTCGACAAGACCGTCACCCAGTTGAAGGGTGTCTTGGACGGCTCCATCAACGTGGACTCGCTGACCAAGCTGTCCACCCCGCTCGAGCGAATGCTGGGCGACATGGGCATCATGCATCCCGCGTCCAAGGCAGCCCAGCGGGCCAAGGTGGCCAACCCAGATGTCCCTGTCAACGGGACCAAGATCGCGCCCACGGTGGCCGATTTCGCGGCAGCAGACGGCGCTGTTCACCCGGTGATCGTGCGTGACGTGCAGGAGGTCGTCAACCACTCGATCTTGCGCGACATCCTGCACCCGCAGAACCCGGAGAAATACCCCTACGTCACCGCCGGCGGCGCCAAGCGCACAGCCGAGATCTACGGAGAGGGCAACGCTCGAAACCTCCGCGAGGCCAACACCTACTTTCAGTGGAGTGCTGCGACCGACTTCATGAACCAGGTCATCAAGATGGCCGAGAAGCAGGGACTCCGTGGCATTCAGATGGCCGAGTTCAAGCAGGCCGAGTTCATGCAACGCATGCGACTCTTCGAGCGCTACCTCGACAACGAGGGCGTACCGCTCACCGTGGGAGTAGATACCAGCAGGATTCCCCTCGGCTACAGCCAGGTCTGGGACACCCTCAACCAGGTGTCGCATGCTCGCACCCTTTGGTACGGCTTCAACGGCGGGACTTCCATCCCGCCCACGAACCTGCTCGAGGCCGTCAACGCTGCGGTCAAGGGTGCGGAGCCCGGCGAGATCGAGGCCCTGCTGCGTCAGACGGCCACGAAGTACACGAAGAGCGGCCAGGAGATCACCTACCGGAACCGCCTCGCGGAGGGCGGCACCCTGGGCCGGCAGACCCTCAAGGGTGACCGGCTCATCGGCAACCTGGTGTCGGACATTCAGACGGCCACGCCGGCGCTCAAGCGAGTCGTGGAGGCCAACGCGGCCGAGTTGGCCGTGCGCCGCTCTGCCGAGACTCTCGACATCAGCGATGACGTTCTCAAGTCGCTCGAGCAGGCGTACACCGACACGGTGGGCCAGCGTGCGGCTCTCGAAGCGATCAACAACGTGGGGAGCCGGGTCACGCAGAAGGCCGAGTCCATCAACGCCACCCAGAGCGCTACTGCCGCAGCAGACTCCGTGGTCGAGGGCAGCATCCCCAAGATCGACTCGAAGAACGCCCGCAGCACTCAACGAATCGTGGACGCTCAAACCAAGGTGAAGGAGAGGAATCCGGATGCCATCACGGACGCCGGCAACAAGGCTTCCCAGACCAAGAGCGACGACATGGCTCGGGAGACGACTGAACTCCTGGGCTCCACGATGGACTTCGGGGAAACCGCCGAGCGCGGCATCGCCGGCACGATCCTAGGCCGAATGTCCCCTGTCGTGTCCAAGTTCGTCGGCTCCTTCGGGAACGAGACCTACCACTCGCTGCTCGTCTCAGCCTCGAACCTGCGACGCTCCCTGATTGGCAACGTGAACAAGGACCTCACCGCGCTCAACCGCTCCTACAGCGGCCTCGTGGAGGGCACGACGACCACTGTGCTCCAGCAGGCCATGCGCGACATTCAAAGCGGAGTGGTCAGCGCCAACCCGCAGATCCAGGCCGCTGCTGACGGACTCTCCAAGACGCTGGGAGAGATGTTCGATCTCACCGACAAGCCGAGCCTGCTGGGCAACGCCTTCTTCCGCGAGAACATCAACATCCACCACTTGAACGATGCTCTCGATGCTGCCGGCATGGAGCATCTCTTCGACGTGGAGAAGGCAGCAACGGACGCCACGGCCAACGGCACGGAGTTCCTGGACGAGATCTCGCAGCAGTGGAAGGGCTGGGACATCAAAGACCCGGTGGACTTCTCGATGAAGATGTACTCCGCGCTCACTCGCGTCAACGGAGACGCCTCTATCGGGCAGACCTTCACGCGCATGGCCACGGACCTCGGCAAGGCCTCGAGCGTTCCCAAGCCTGGCTACTCCCGCGTGATCAACAGCGGTGGCTCAGTGCTGGCCAAGTACATGCCCAAAGACACCTACTTCGAGGATGTCACGCTCCACGAGATGAACGTTCTCGACAACATCATGCGGGAGTCGTACAGCCTCAGCAGCCCCTTCGGGCGTTTCGTGCAGAACAACGTCGATCCCATCCAGAACTGGTGGAAGGCCGGCATGACGATCTGGCGCCCCGGCCACCATGTCCGCAACCTGGTGGGCGACATGAGCCTGTCCTTCCTCGACGGCGTGAGCGGCTTCACGCCGTATCGCAAGGCGCTCAAGGCCATGGCCACCCACAACTCCTACGACAACGTGGACATCATCCAATCGCTCCAGAGCGCAGGGATCCACGAACTGCCTCACAACGGCACCGTGATCTCGAGCGGGTTGCTCAAGGGCAAGAAAGAGGTCGAGGTCACAGCGGAGGACTTCTACAAGGCCGCAGGCGACAGGGGGCTCCTGCCCAACTTCCACGTCCTGGAGAACCTCGATGGTGAGGCCCTGCCCAGTTGGGCGCAGTCGGTCTCGAAGGCCGTCTCCATCACCGGAGGCCGCGCCAAGAACTTCGTTGGTGGTGTCTCTGAGTACCGCGACCACTACGTCCGCCTCGCGCATCTCATCGACATCGTGGACAAAGACCTGAAGGCCGGCAAGCACGGCAGCCTGGACGAGATCTTCGATGCCGCGGCAGCTCGAGTGAAGAAATGGCACCCGGATGGGTCTGACCTGACTTCCTTCGAGAACAAGTACATGCGCCGGCTGATCCCGTTCTACTCCTGGCAGCGCAAGGCCATTCCGCTCGTGGTCGAGGCCATGCTGATGCACCCGGCGCGCTTCACCGCGTTCCCCAAGGCGCAGTACAACGCTGCTGTGGCGCAAGGCATTGACCCCGCATCCCTGTCGGATCCGTTCCCGACTGACCAGTTGTTCCCGTCCTTCCTGACCGACCAGGTGACCGGCCCGGCCTTCAAACTGGGCGACAAGTACTACGGCATCAACCCTGGAATCGCGCAGTTGGACGTTGTGAACCAGTATGGCGGCGACCCCATTCGCGGCATTGCAAGCGGGATCACTCCCCTCATCAAGGTCCCCGGAGAACTGCTCGGTGGCACCAACTGGGGCACCGGCTCCAAGATCAACAGCATTCCCGACTACATCGACAGCCAGGTGCCCTTCGTCAGTACACTGGCCAACGTGAGCGGAACCTCTGTTTCCGGCCTTGGGCAGCCTCAGTTCCAGGTCGCCAAGGGCAACAAGCAGCCGTTCGCTCCCGAAGGCTTCATCAACTACCTCACCGGCCTCGGCCTCCAGGACATGAGCCGACCGAACTACATCAACCTGGCCGAGATCCAAGCACGAAACCGAGCAGGGAGTAAGCCATGACCGAGCCCACTCCCCCGAACCCCGGCAAGGGTAAGCAGTACCCAGACGTGTTCAATCCGAAGGCCGACATTCGCGGAGGCCGGGTCGTGTTCCCCGGTGGCATTGTGTCGGAAGGAGTGGGACGCGCGCCTGCTGATGCCCCTCCGCAGCAGCCAGGTCCGCAGAACCACTACATGGGCAAGAAGGCCAAGGCCGATGACCCCAAGACTGCTGCACTGCTGCGCCGACTGAAGGGCAAGGACTCCAAGTGAGCATTCCGGCCTTCGCGCTGCCCGCGACTCCCACCCCTCCGGGCGCCAAGCCGGCGACTGCCGGGGTCAATCCGCTGAGTTCTGTCGGATCCTTCCGAAACACCGCTCTGTCGGGTCTCCTGAACCAGCAGGGAAGCGCTGTGGCGCCGGCTGGGACGCCACAGGGCCTCTTGGCCGGGCAATCACCCGCCGCAGTCGCCGTAAACCCGCAGAGCGCCGTCCAGAAGAGCGCCGTGAGCGTCCTGGATCAGATCAAGGCCGGCTCTCAGCGACAGGCGGCACTCTACAAGCAGGCAGCGGCCAATCGAGTCCGCTCGCAGGGCGCGGGCAACGTAGGGAACGTGGGCGGGAGCGGCACCATCAACTACACGCCGAACGGGGCTCTCGGCGCCGGTCGAAACCGGGTTCTGGCGCTCGCTTCCAGCTACGTTGGCCGGACTCCCTACGTGTTCGGTGGAACGTCCTACAGCGGAATCGACTGTTCCGGCCTCGTCAAGGCGGTCTACGCATCCGCCGGCTACAACCTCCCCCACAGCGCCGCTGCTGAAGGTCGAATCATGGGGCAAAAGACCAGCATCGCCAACTTGCGCCCCGGAGACATCGTGGCCTGGAATGACGGAAGCCATATCGCCATCTATGCCGGCAACGGCCAGATCATCGAAGCCGCTCACCCAGGATCCAACGTCCGAGTCCATAACATCTGGAGCAACGCGGTCTACGGCATCCGAGTCTCACTTCCAGGGGATTAGCATGGATCAACTCTTCGGAATCCCCATCGGTCAACTCACTGTCAATGGGCTCGCACTCGTTGCCATTGGCCTGGTCGTCACTGGGTTTATCACCGGTCGAATCATTCCCCTGCGAACTCACAACCGAGAGTTGGCTGCCGCCAATGAGCGCACCGCAGACTTCAGGGAACTGTGGCAGGTAGCCGACAAGCGAGGCGATGTGATCGAGTCCGTTGCAGAGGACTTGGTGATCGTCGGAGAGAACATGAACAAGGTGCTGAAGGCCCTGCCGACACCGCACCAGGAGGCATGAGATGTTCGGTCGCAAGAAAGCGCCCACTTCCCCTGACGAATCCACTCTGGATCGTAAGAGGCTGCTCGCCGTCCAGCAGGGGAAGCTGGCGAGGGCTCAGAGGTTGAAGCAACGCTCATCTGCTGTCGCTGATAGCCTGACCCAGGAAAGCAACGTGAATCACTACATCCAGCGCTTGAAACTGGCCTATGCGACCGGAGGCCCCCATGCTGAGCAATAGCCTGCATGAGATCGGGGACTTCATCGCTGTTGCGATGCTCGTCCCGCTTCTGCTGTTCGTCGGCTACTACCGCAGGTCCCCCTGGCGAAGCACAGAACTGGGCATCGCTGTCATGGTGCAAAAGAGCGCCATCGCGCTGCTCGTCATCAACGTGGTGATTGCGAACTACTTGCCCGAGTCGTGGAAGTTCATCTTCGTATTCGTTCGCCTGGTCATCTTCATCATCGTGCTGGCACTTCTGGTGATCGACTTCATCAACTTGCGCCGCATCCAGGTGGACCCGAAGAAGCGGCTCATCTTTCACTGGCTCCTGAAGCCCAGAAAGTGAGAACGGGGGCCGGAGACGCGCTGCGTCAGATCCGGCCCCCATCCACCCGCACAGTTTGGAGACTGTTCTCGCATCCTACCGGATGTGATTCCGGGTGTCCAAGCCCTGCTGAGCAGCCGGCTTGATGATGTGCTGGGCCACCAGGTAGTAGTAGCCGTGGTTGAAGGCATCGATGTCGTGCGACTTCCTGTGATCGCTGGGCTTCTTGACTCCCGACAGTTGCTCCGCAATGGTCAGGATCCCGCTCGGCTGGATGACCACCTTGGCTTTCTGTCGGCGCGCGAACAGCTTCGCGGCGCCGATCACCTGAGAAGCCTTGAATCGGGAGCCTACCTGCGACTGCGCGCGCTTGCGGAAGAGGATGAAGTCCTCGATGACGATGACCGAGATCGTGTCCGTGCAGTCCTCGAGGTACTCGAGCGTGTGGTCCAGATCTGCGATCCAGCGCCGCTCGAGCCGGCCATCGTCGTGGAACAGCGCCAAGCCGGTGAGATCTCCGGGGTCAAGAGCCAGCAGCATCAGAGCCTCCCCTTGAAGCGCGTCTCGAGCGAGAGATCCAAGTACTCAGTATTCAACTCGATGCCGATGTAGCGCCGGCCTTCCTCGAGCGCCACCATGCCAGTGGTCCCTGAGCCGCTGAACGGGTCCAGCACGATGTCACTGGGCTCGACAGGGTGCTCACACGGCTCGATGCCCAGTGACAGCCATCCACGGCCCAACCAGGTGTCCAGGAGGTCCTGCGGAAGCGGCCTCGCACCCACCTTGTCGGTTCGGATGTAGTGCGTGAACGCGGAACCGGCCTCCAGAGCCATCTCAGCCCGGTACGGCGACTCTTTCATCTGCTCCGCGTAGCCGCGCTGCTCACGTCGCGTCATGGGCCGTCCGCCCTCTCCAGCGCGTCGAGGCCGTGCCATGCCGGCGCGTCCGATCAGACTCGTGGGATCCGCGGCCCTCTTGCCTCTTCCGGTGGGAGTGCGGATGATCTCGTCGCAGTCGCAGCGCTTGCCGGCGACCCGCGAACTCATGACCACGCAGGGCCGGATCAACTCCGGAGGGTAGGTGGCGAAGTGCGCGCCGGGGAAGGGTGTCGTTCCCACCGTCCACACGTCACGCCGGTTGCGCGTCTCCTTGACCGTCATACCGCCCTTCGGCGCCGTGCGCATCCGGTCATCCTTGGAGTCTCGCTTCGCACCGCTCGAGTAGGGCTTGACGACCGTGCCGGCGGTTAGAGCAGGCTCGGCGCCGGCCTCGGCGTCGTAGAAATACTTCGGCCCCTTGCTGAGCATGAAGATGTACTCGTGCGCCTTCGTGGGTCGATCTCGGATGCTCTCCGGCATCGGGTTCGGCTTGTGCCAGATGATGTCCGAGCGCAGCAGCCAGCCATCCGCCTGGAGCGCCAGGGCGACCCGCCAAGGCACGCCGATGAGCGTCTTGGCGGGGAGGGTAGTTTCGCTCAGCCCGTAGCCTGTCGGAAGCGCAGGGAGCGCCTCGCGGTTGTTCTTGCCGGCACGGAATCCGTCGCCTCGATTGCCGTTGTAGGCGTTGTAGGTGTCCCCGAGATTCAGCCATACTAACCCGTCATCTGCGAGCACTCGGCGCAACTCTCGGAAGAGTGTCACCAAGGTTTCGACGTACTCATCTACGGTTCGTTCGGCACCTACTTGACCGTCCTCTCCGTAGTCGCGCAGGCCGAAGTAGGGCGGAGAGGTCACGATGGTCTGCACCAGGCCGCTGGCAAGCCCCTGAGCGACCTGGAGGGCGTCTCCGGCGTAGAGAGCGACCTCGGGGTCCGAGTAGTACAACCCGCTCAATGCTTGTCCGACCATAGTTCGACCTCAACAGCGAAACGAACCTCGAAATCAGGCTGCACGTCCTCCATGATCGTCTTGATGCGCTCGCTGTATTCCTCCACTCGATCCTCACGGACCTCGAACACGACAGCATCGTGGACCTGGAGCAGCATGAGGCAGTCCGGGCCATCGACCTCTTCATAGAGCCGGATCATCGTGCGCTCCATGATGTCGGCGGCGCCGCCCTGGATCACCGAGTTCATGGCCTTGAAGGACTCGGACTTGGGGTACTTGAAGTGGCGCTTGCGACCGGTCCACAACTTGACCTCGCCCGCGCTCTTGGCCGCGTACTCGATCTTGTCGGCCAGGGCCTTGAAGCGAGGGTAGGTCTGGAAGTAGTTCTGCCGGATCTCGCGCGCTCGCTGCTGGCTGACTCCGAACACGGTCATGATCCGGTTCTCGCCGGCCCCGTACTGCATCGAGTACACCAGGGTCTTGGTGTCGTTTCGGCTCATGCCCAGTTGCAGGCTCATCTCGTTGAAGATGTCACGGCCTTCCTCGAACACTGCCTTCAACTTCTCTTCGTTGGCGTAGGCCGTGCCGAGTCGCAACTCGAGCTGTGAGTAGTCGGCGTTGAGTAGCACGAAGCCCGGCTTGGCTACGAAGCAGTCCTTGACGTGGCCGCTCCACGCCTTGTCGGACCCCTTCGGGATCTGCTGGAGATTGGGCTCGTTGCTGCTGAAGCGCCCGGTCACGGTGCGGTCGATCCGGTAGTTGGTGCGGATGCGCCCGTCAGGGCTCACCAGATCGACATAGGGCCGGTAGCAGAGACCGACACTGGTGACCCAGCCTCGGTACTCCTTGATCGTCTTGGCGACAGGGGACTCGATTCGCTCGAGCAGGATGTCGTATTGGGCCATCACGTCCTTGGCGAACGAAGGCGCTCCGGTCTTGACTGAGGCCTTCAGCACTGGCAGGCCGAGTTGCTCGATGAGCAACTTCTGGAGGTCCTTGTTGCTGCTGGGGTTGAGGCCGAGTTCCTGGCGGATCTCTTCTTTGCGAGCCTCCCCGATGCCGGCCATCTTCTCGGCCAGCACGGTGTCTACCAGGACTCCCCGGCCCTCCATCTCGATCAGGATGCGGATGAGGTACTGCTTGTAGTTCCAGTACTCATCGAGGCCCTCTTCGTGCAGGCTCTTGCAGAGGATGGTGGCCAGGCGGAAGGTCGTGATGGTGTCCACGGTGGCGTACTCGAACATCATGTCGCCGGTCGTGTTGGGCCAGCCAGTGACCTTCTCCTTCTTCAGGTCGGGCCAGCCCTCCGGCCACGCTGCGACCTTTCCGGGTACGCTGAGGTAGAACTCGCCCATGCTGTCGAGATCCTTGCGAATCGGGTCGTTCTCGTTCAGCAGATGTCCGATGATCAGGGTGTCGTAGAAGAAGCCCTGGTGCTGGATCCCGAGCGTGCTGAGCGCCACGATGTCGAACTTGGCGTTGTGGTAGACCGCGATGGGCACGTTCTCAATGACCTCTTTGAGGCGTGCGAGCACTCCGGGGCCGTAGTTCTCTCCGACCACATGCCGGAACGGGAAGTAGTGCGTGACGCCTTTGCCGTTCTCGTCGGTGAAAGCGATGCTCACGCCGATGGCCCAGCCTTGGCCGTCGTTGACCTTGAGGCTCGTGGTCTCGGTGTCGATGGCGATGATCCTGGCGCCGGCTGCGAGGTCCAGAACGCGAAGCGCTTCAGCCTCACTGCACTGAACAGGGACGTTCACAGGGCTACCCGCTTTCCGTCGATGTCAGAATCCCAGAGGATTTTGGCATCCTCTCGTCCGTAAGCAATCAAGACCGAAGGTGCTCCTGCATTCGCCTTGGCAGGAACACCTTGAGCGTCCAAGAAGTAGATCCTTCCGTAGAAAAACAGCAACGCAGTGGCTCGATCCCAGACTTGCTCGAAGAACACCCGAGTCTCAGTTCGAGCAAAAATGAGTGCAGTTCCTTGATCGTGATCAGCCAGTTTCCGAAGCCAGTCCTCATGCTCACGTCCGTAAGGTGGATTCAGCCATACTCGGCCTTCCCAGGGGTCACGAAGCCCATCATCACCGTTCTCGAGCAGATAGGTGTACTCTGCAATCTCATGCCCTGGTGCTCCGCAAGGGTCCAAATCGAAGTGTCCTAACGGGTCCGTAATCCAACGGGGTGTGAGCCACCGTGTCGTCTCTGCTGCGGCGCTTTGGTGACCTCCCATTCCTATTCCGCTAGTCATGGTCGATTCCCGTTCCCCAGCAGGCTGGACAATATGGCATTCCTGGCCAACTTCCTGAGCCGTGGCACATGATGCACGGCCTTGACGATCCACAGAATGAGCATTTAGACGCCGAAGAGGGGGTTGTCATTGCCCTGCGCTCCTTCTCTGCGGAACCTGTCAACCAGGTCCCCCATGTCGATGTGATAGGTCAACTTGTCGTCGCGGAAGAGTTCGATGGCGTCGGTTGTCGGGCCGAGTCGGTTCTTCAGCATGTCCACGACAACGATGTTGTGCGTGGTCGCGCGGAGGCTCAGTACGAAGTCCACGTCAGTCGTGATGTAGGTGCTCCCGTAGACATCCGAGAGTTCGACTCCCTTGCTCTGCGAGTCGTTGGCCTTCTTGCGGTTGTGGTGGATCAGATACATCGAGCAGCCATGCTTGGCCCGCACGCCGGCCAAGTAGTGGACGAGATCCTTGACGGCCTGCTCGTCGGTCATCTCCTTGCTCATGATCTTCTGGAGCGAGTCGATGAAGATGACATCCGGCATGTACTCCCCGAGCAGGTTGTTGAGGAAGGCCTGCCCCTCGGGTTTGTCGAGCGGGAGTGACTCTCCGATGGGCGAGATCAGAAGGTTGCGCTGGAGGATCTCGGGGTCCACGTCTGCCGGCTGCATGACCTCCATGAAGTGGTGCAGCGGCGCGTGACTCATCTCGAGGCTGAGCACCAGGACCTTCTTCGGCCCGCCGAGGTTCTTCCAACCCAGGAAGTCGATGCCGAGCGCGAGCGCCTTCGCCAGCCCTAGGCCGAACTGGGTCTTGCCGACACCTGGGTAGCCTGTCACCAGGCCGAGCCCGCGCACCGCGAAGAGGTTCTCCAGATGCCACTCGATGTGGATTTCGTGGGCCAGGAAGTCCTGGTAGCCGTAGACCAGACGGTTCTCGCCGGTGACCACAGGGCTCGAGGCGGCTCCGCTGATGCCGGCGAAGGAGAGGTCCTCCGGCTTGGTGTAGCCATGCTTCTGTCGGGCACGGTTGATGTGGTCGATCAGCCGGCGGTCGCGGTCGCGGCGCCCTTCGTACTTGCCCCAGCGCCCAGCCATGTCCGACAGTGCGGCGAAGATCTGCTCGTCGGTCCAGCCGTGCTCGGCGCCGAAGTAGGCGAAGCGCTGGAGGGCCATTGAGCGGTCATCGGGCTGGCTCTCGTCGTACAACTTGAGCATGTCCGAGTCCCACTTGGCGAGGGTCTTGACCTGCTCGATGTCCGGGATGTCGCCCTCGAGGATGAGGTTGGCGACAAGCTGCTTGGCGCTCGTGAGGTTGCCGAAGTCATCGAGCGAGACCGCGTTGGTGGTCCAGGCGAGTTCTTCTACTCGATGCGCCCGGCCACGGACTTCCGGGTGCCTCTGGACCTTGCGGTCATCCCAGTAGTTCGTGGTGAAGAGCGGTCGGAGGATCTGGTCGGCATCCCAACCGGACGTGTCGGCTTTGAAGGCGTAGGCGACCGAACGATTGCGTTCCTCGAGAACGCCCTTGTCCGCGAGGAACTCGTCCAGCTTCCAATAGACGTGCTCGTTGCCGGGCACGCTCGACTGGATTCGCAGCGTGGGGTCAGGAACGAGGTCGATCTCATCCCACGACTCCGGCGCGTTGCCGTCGAAGTCCACCCAGAGAACCCACGATCCGAGAACTGAATCCTTGTCGGGGTTCGCTGCCTTGAAGATTGCCGGCGAGTAGAACGCATTCGCACCCTGGGCGGTCCACTTGAGGACGTGGCGCACGACAGCATTTCGCTGCCGGGGCCAGGAGAACATGAACTTGGTCCATGTAGCGTCTTTCTCGACGGGGAGATAGACGAAGCCTCGTGTGTCTTGCCAGATGTAGTCGAAGAAGCGTCCCAGTTCGTCGGTCACGTCATCCTGGGACATCACTTCCTTCCGGGATCCACATGTGAACGGGCAATGTGAGGATACCAAGAGCGTGCGCTACATCAAGTTCAAGATGAGCACCCCGCGATCCCTCGAAACCGGGAAGCAACGCAAGCCCATCACTCTGCACCACCATGGCCAGGTCGCGCCGCAGATACCAGTCGAAGCTCTGCGGCGTGCCGGGGCTCGGGTTGCTGTCCTCGTTGTCGGTCGGGCACAGCACTGTGAAGCCGGCCAGCTCGAGTTGTTTACGCGCAGCGAAGAAGGCGGGGAAGTTGGCCTCGGGGTAGCCAGCCATCGGGCCAGCGATGTAGAGCGTGGTCATTCGGGTTCTCCATCTCGGACGTGCTCGATTGCTTTGTCGGTGTCCTGTGTTCGCCAGTCTGGCCAGAGTCGGCTCTCGTTCTTGGTCTGCTTCGCTTCGATGGCATTGAGGATGTCTTGCGGTGAGAAATCTTGCCGCAGAGCGCCATCCAGCGCGAGGATCACCAAGTCGGCCCATTCGCTTAGGTCATTGGGTTCGGCCTCGACTTCGGCCAACTCCTTGCGAATGTGATCAAGCACGCCGGCAACACGAGAGCCGGGGCCGAATGTGGTCTGGCTGAAGTTGTGCTGCCGTCTGAGATGCGCGGCGTCAATGCTGAATGTCATGACTCGAGCGGCGTGATCTTCAGGTAGGGCACGCTGGCGAAGTAGGCGCTCGCGTCAGCGATGCGTTCGTCAGCCGGTTCCTTGAACATGGCCTCCTTCACGGCGCCCACGTCGGGCTTGAGCGTGTAGAGATCCGGGTGTTCCGCCGGCGGCATGGCCGCGACCAGGGCAGCGACATCCGGCACCGGCGAGTAGAGGTCGTCGTGCTCTTCGACAGGGAAGTCTTGGGTGAACTTGTCGCCGTCGAGGGCGCCGATCTGGTTCCAGCGGTGGACCTGGAAGCCGTTCGCGGTAGGGAACTTGCCCGGCTGGATCTCGTCCTTGAAGCGGCGCTGGAGCGCAGTGAACTCGGTGGTCAGGTCCTTGATGGTGCTCTCGAGTTCGGCGTAGCGAGCCACATCTGCGGCTCCGAGTTTCTCGGTCATGAGGTCTCCTTCAGTGCTGGGATTCAGTATGGGGGATAGAGAGGCGGGCCGGGGGACGACCCGCCTCTCCAGGTGAATCAGGCGAACGGGTTGTCCACCGCCGTTGCAGGCTTCGCGCGGGGGGTGCGCGGTGCTGCGACGGGCTCGGCGGCAGGCTCGGCCTGTTCGTCGGACTCACCTTCGGCAGCAGCCGGCTGAGCGGTTGCTGCCGGCGCGCGGGGGGTGCGCGCCTTCTTGACGACCGGTGCAGCGGGGGCTGCCTCCTGCACCTTCACGTTGAAGATGTTCTGGTACTGGCCGGTCTTGTCGTTGCGGATCTCGAGGGTGCCGGTGAGGCCGATGAGGTCATCCGGCTCGACCGAGTTGAGCATGTCGTCGGGGACGCCGAGACCGAGCAAGCGCAACTTCAGCCAGCCCAGCTTCTTCTTCTCGTCCTCGGTGACGTTGCTCGCGTCGTCGGGAAGCCGGAACCATTCCGACTTCTTCTTGCCCTCGTCACCGATGAGGTACTCGATGACGAAGTTGATGGCGTCGGGATCCTTCTTGGTGCCCTCGATGACGCTCGCGTCACCGATCTCGAACTCGTAGATGCCGGGGTCGATTTCGTAGCTGGGGACTTCGATGTCGTCCTTCATGTCCACTGCGTATTCGTCCAACAGTCCCATTTGGGGTTCCTTTCGTTGGTGTTCGGGGTTGGGATATGCCCGTTTTCTTGCCGGGATGGGCTTCCCGCCGAAATGCGCCTGAGAAGCCTTTACGACTCAGCCCGCCGCAAGTCTCTAGTCCTGGCTCACGAAGGCCGGGGCATCGTCGTCCACGTCGTAGGCGTCGTCTGCCGGCTGGATGCCATCCTCAGCAGGAAGTTCATCATCGGCGCCTTCGCCCTCGAACTCGGCTGCGGCCAGGTCAGCCGCCTGTCGGTCCTCGTCGTAAAGCCAGTCGGTGACCTCGTTGACGAACTCGACCATGCCCATCTTGATCGGGAGCCCGCCGACTCGACACTTGGCCTCGACCAACTTGGTCGGGTGGACCTGGATCTCGCGGACATAGGTGGCAGCGTCCGAGCCGATCTCCTTCTTGGTCTCAGCGGTGACGTAGCCGGTGACCTGCATGATCTTCTCGATGCCGCCACGCAACTTGGGGCTGAAGGCCGGGCGAGTGATGACGACCTTGCGGTGGTCAGCCTTCTGCTCGGCGTGCGCGACCACGATGACGTGGAGACCGTCGATGTCCTCGAGGTCGAAGAGCGCCTTCTTGATCAGTTCGCCCATGGGCCGGTAGTCGGTCCAGTCCGGCACGACCTCCGGGATCTCTCCGACAGGGGTGCCGAGCCGCTCGCGCAGCAGCGTGTCGAGGACGGACTCCGCGATGCTGGAGAGTTCGTCAATCACAATGGCGCCCACGTTGTCGAACGGCGCCTTGCCGTCGCGGATGGCCTGGGCGAGGGTCGGAAGATCCTGGTATTGCCCGTACTTGAAGTGGATCAGATCCTTCTTCAGGCCGGGGTGGTTGTCGAGGGAGACGATGCCCTTGTTGCTGTCGAGGAACACGACCTTCTGACCGGGCTCTACGATCTTGCGCGCGAGGCCCACTGCGAGCACGGTCTTGCCGACTCCGGGGTCCCCGTAGATCATGAACATGCCGTCCTTCTGCACGTCTCCGAGGTTGAGGTCCGTCATGCGGCCCATCAGCTTGTCGAGGTTGCTGCTGCGAGCCACCATCAGTTGCTCTCCTTCATCTTCTGAACGGTCTCGAAGAGGCCGGCGAGGGCCTCGTGGAACTTGTCGTGAGCCACTCGGCTCTCGGCGCCGCCCTCGATGAGAGAGCGGCAGCCTGCGCATTTGACGACGTACCGGGTGTCGCCTTCTTTGATCAGACCCTCTGTGGTGCTGACCACGAGAGCGCCGGCATCGGTGTATTTCTGCGGCATCAGGCGACCTCCGCCCGCTCTTCGGACACGTCGAACGACCGGCGCTCGCGGACCTTGTACTCGGTCTTGATCATCAGCGCGGTGTTGCCGCCCGACAGTTCGGTCTTGCAGATGTCCTGGAAGGAGCACGAGTTGCAGACCATCTTGTTGGCCGTGCGGTAGGCGGTCTCGCCTTGAACCTCGATGGGCAGCAGCTTGCGCTCCATGAGTTCGTCGGCCACGCCGATCTGCTCGCTGAAGGTCGTCTGCACGCGCACCGGGTTGGGCTTCAGCACGAGTTGCTGCACGACCTTCTCGAGCGCCAACTCTTTCTGGTTGCGGTAGCGGATCATGTTGTACATGCCATAATCCACTCGGTAGTTCAGCGCGCGCAGGGCGCCGATGTACTTCGGGATCTGCGGCTGAAGATCTGCCACGTCGGGGTAGTAGAAGTCGTAGACGAACTTGTGATCCACGACGATGATCTTGCCTTCGGGGGAGCGAACGATGAGGTCCACGACGAAGGGGTAGCGCTTGCCATCCTCGCCCTCGATCTGTGACGGCTCGTACTCGAGAGCGAACTTCTTCTCGACCGCCCAGATGGTGTAGCCCTGGAGCACGAAGGGCTCGTTGGCGAAGTACCAGTCGAAGAGCATCTGGCGCAGCGGCAGGCTCTTGGGTGTGCCACCGGGGTTGAGCGTGTCCCCGACACCGTGAGGCTCGAGTTCGTTGAAGAAGTCGAGCGCGGCCTGGAGAGCCTTGCCGAAGGCCGCGCGCTGGGCCTTGGGGTCGCTGCCGCCCAGTTCGATGATCTTCTTGTAGAAGGTCTCGAGAACGGCATGGCCGCTGGTGCCACGGTTGAGGGAGTCGGACTCGCTCACGCGCTGGAGGCTGAGGCCGTAGCCGTAGTAGTGCTTGCGCCGGCAGAGCAGGTACGAATCGACCTCGGAGTGGCTGACGCTGGGCATCAGTCGCTCAACTTCGGCATGGCTGCGGTCACGAGGGACTTGAATGCGCGGTTGGCCCATTCGTCGTAGGCGCGAGCGACCGCGAGAACCTCGACCACATCGTTGGCCGCGCGGTGCTGACCGGTGTTGACCACGCCGTGGCTGACCGGAGTACGCAGGGCCTCGAAGAAGGCCTTCAGGGTGCTGGTGTCGTAGACCCGGTGGCTCAGCCGGGCAGCGAGGCGCGGCATCCACACGCGCAGGAAGGCCAGGTCGAAGTGGACGCTGGCGCCGGCCAGGAACCATGTGTCGCCGTTCGAGTTGGCATCGAGCGTGGCGAGGATCTCGTTCTCAACGTCCGACACGCGAAGCCCCCCCAGCAGTTCATCCGAGAGGCCGGAGTTGGCGTGCATTGCGGTGACGAAGGTGTTGGCGTCGAGGCGCTTCTTGCCTCGAGCGGAGGGGTGAACCACTCGACTGCTGATCTGCTCGTCACGCAGCGAGGGACCGTGCGAGTGAAGGTGGCCGTCTGTGACGGTCCACGCGACCTCGAGGATCTCGTCCTTCGTGGGCTCGAGGCCCGTTGTCTCCAAATCCAGCCATAGCAACATGCGCGTCAGTCTCCAATCTGATCGGGGTTGAGTCTAGTTAGTAGTTATTTAGTATGTCAAGCACCGTTGAGAATGTAGTCCTCGTAGTCCTTGGCTCGTTCGATCAGCGTACTCCCATCGGGATCCGCGGCAAGTGCAGCCTTCAGCGCGTCCCGGCGAATGTCTTGAGCGCGCGCCGGGTCCATCGGACTGGGCTCGTCGGGCGCCGGCGTGGCCAACTCGGCCGCAGAGGCCCTCTGGGCTTCGAGGTCTGCCTGGTGGTTGGCCATCAGGTCTCCGGGGTCGATGTCAGTCATCGTCGTGCGTCCTCTCGATCTTGCGCAGCTTCCACCGCGCCTCGTTCTCTTCGATCTCTTCCTCGGTGGCCATCGTCTCGCTGTTGTGCTTCAGCAGCGTGCCGGTGATCGGGAGGAAGGGCTGGCCTTCGGCGGGCCGGATGCCATAGAACTCGTTGTTCTCAGCGTGCCACCGATTGTGGCAGAACGGGCAGATGCGGTGGACGTTGCCCGGCCCGTTCTCGAGCACGTTCTTGTCGGGGCCGTGGTGCCGCGCGTACTTACCGCGCTCGGCGTAGAGCAAGTTGCCGGGGCACCCGATGATCGGCTTGATACCTCCACCCGCGAACTTGAGGCCGGCCCACTCGCAGACCATGCCGTCGTAGATCGGGTACATCATTGCGGCGCGCTTGCGCCCTGTCGTGAGCACATCGGCCATGTCCGCCGGCTCGCTGAGCGGTCGGCCCACCAGACCTTTGACCTGCGGCTCCTTGGTGAAATCAGGCAGCACACCGCACGGTCGATAGTTGCCGGTCTCTCCGATGGGCTGCGGGTTGAGGCACTCCTGGAAGAGTCCGACAGAGCACGGCAGGCAGGCCTCGAACTCCATCAGTTGTCTCCGTAGAACTCGCCAGTGGCGAACTCGACTGCGCCGACCGGCGTACCTCGCCAGCCTTCTCGACTGACTGGGCGGTGATGCGGGGTTCCGATGAAGCGGAAGTCCACGCCCGCGATTTTGGACGGGACCGGCGTTGCTGCTCTCGTAGCCGCCTTGAGGATCTCAGCCAATGCCGCGCGGTCGGAGTCATCCAAGTTGCCATCTACCTGAACGCGCATTTTCACGCCGTCGATCTCCACGATCTCGCAGTGCCGAGCCATCAGATCTCTCCGTTCTGGATCGCGTTCTTTAGTTCGTCCTTGAGGTTGACGACCTCGTTGAAGCCTTCGATCATCTGCTCTTTGCGCTTGATCGTATTGGCCATCCAAGTGTCGATGCTGGCCGGGATGCGAAGCACCACGACCTCACTCTCTTCGGTCTGCCCGATCCGGCGCGTCCGAGCATAGGCCTGGTTGCGCTTGCCAGGGTTCCACTCTTCATCGAGGATGATCGTCTTGGTCGCGGAGGTCAGGTTGAGCCCGACACCCCCGGTCTTGTAGTTGGCCAGCACCACATCCCACTTGGCATCCTCGCCGCGCGCCCGGTAAAAGTTGGACTTGATCTCGTTGCGCTTGACCTTGGCCGTGGAGCCGTCGTAGCGGACGGATCGGATCTGCTCACCCTCGAGGCGCAACTGCATCTCGGCCAGGGCTGTCGTGAACTGGCTGAACACGGTGATTCGGTGGCCGGCCTCGAGCCACGGCTTGATGTAGTTCTCGAGCGCGATGTCCATTTTGATGGACTCACGGACCTCATCGCCCACCCGGAAGATGATGTCGCCCTCGGCATCCTTCAGTTCGATGCCGCCCGGCCAGACGTTGGCCTGCCGCTTGCGGGTGATGAGCGCGATCAAGTGCATGATCGTCATGGCCTCGCCGCTCTCGAGGATGATCTGGGCTGCCTTGTTGAGTTGCTGGATCGTGCGGTACTGAAGCGGGTAGGCAGCCTTGTCGAAGTCGATGGCGTGAACGGTGACCTTCTGCGGGGGAATGTCGATGCCGACCTGCTCGAGGGTGCGAGCGATCATGCGTCCGCCGATGAGCGGCTTCAACTTCTCGAGCCCACCTGGTCGGAACTCGTACTTGCTGGTGTGGTAGTTGTTCACGCAGAACGTCTCGAGGTAGGACTTCTTGCGCTTGAAGAGGATGGGGTCAGCCAGAGTCAGGAGGCTGAAGAGGTCGCCCGGATCGTTGAGGATCGGCGTGCCGGTGGTCATGATCACGTTCTTCACGCTCTTGGTGCTGAGGTACTGATCGAGCGGGTTCGTGTAGCGCCGACCTGTCGGCTCTCCGTACATCCACCCGCACGAGGGGCAGGGTGTCGGATCAGCGCGCTTGCTGCCTTCGCGCATCTTGGTGAGTCCGAAGATCAGACCCTTGCACTTCGGGCATGTGTTGTTGGCCAGGATGAGCGTGCTCACGCTGCGGAAGTTCGCGCTCGCGGTGTCCTTCATGTTGTGCGCTTCGTCCACGATCACGGTGTCCGGGCGCATCTCGACCAGCTTGCGCAGGGTGTCCACGTCTCGGCGCCAGATCTCGAAGTTGACCACGATGACGAACTCGCTCAACTTGGTGGCGAGATCGAGCAGTTCGTGCCGGCGAGCCTTGGTCATCTTGCCCTCGTTGTAGAGGTTGATCACGGTGCGGTGCGGTGCGAACTCGAGGAACTCGCCGGCAAAGCCGTCAGCGACCTCGGGGATGGCGACCACGATGACGCGCTTGGCGCCCATCAGATCGAGGGCAGCGATGGATTGGATGGTCTTGCCCATGCCCATCTCGTCGCCCATGATGCTGCGCTCAGCAGCGGCGAGGAAGCATGCGCCGATGAACTGGAAGGCGTACTTGCCCTGCGTGTACTCGAACCACACCTTGTCGGCTGCGATGGCTCGATACTTTGCCTCGAGCTGGCCGCGGCGCGTAGTGACATCGAGTGCTTGGTCAGTCGAGGATTCGACAGCCTGGGCTTGCTCGAGCAGCCGGCGAGACTGCGCGATGTCAGCGCGCCGGGTCGCGGTGGCCTTGTCACGCTGCTCGATCTCACGGACGAGTTTCTCCACTTGAGATCGAGCAGCGGCCAAAGCCTCGAGGTCGTCTTGCTGAACGGTCTCGAGTTCGATCAGCCGAGCGCGCTCATCCTCAGCGCTCACGACTCCGGGCGGTGATTCTCGAGGCTCATGTCCTCGTAGTAAGCGTCAGCCTTGGCTTGGATCTCGTCATCCACTTCAGCCTCGGTGAGAGGCTGAAGTGGACTGACCTGCCAGGGTGTGCAAAGCATCAGATGTCCTTGGCGTCAATGGTGACCTCGCCCAGCACTCGGCCACCCTTGGCTTTGATCTTCGGAGTACTACTCGAGTTGCCGTCGATCACGGACAACTCAGTGACCTTGACAGCCACTTTGAGGAACCGTGTTGCATCCGGGAAGTAGTCGAGCGCCTGATGCGGCCACGGCGAGAAGTGCAAGCCGTTACCGCAGAAGTCTCCCACCTTCCAGTCAAGGGCTTCGACACGCTCTCCAATGGGGTAGGGGAACTGTCGGCCTGACTTGAGATCGGCGTCCACTGCCTTGTACACGATGGCTTCGCCGTCGATGATCTCGACACCGTGGTAATCCGCCCAGGTCTGGAAGTTGGTGCGATTCAGAGATGTCACGTCGATGACTACGCCGCCCGACAGGGTGACGCGCGCCGAGTGCAGATGAACAGCAACGAACGCGCTCGCCCTGACCGTGGCGGAGCCGTAGGCCCTGACCGTGGCGGAGCCGTAGGCCGTGACCGTGGCGGAGTCGGAGGCCGTGACCGTGGCGGAGCCGGAGGCCCTGACCGTGGCGGAGCCGTAGGCCCTGACCGTGGCGGAGCCGTAGGCCGTGACCGTGGCGGAGCCGGAGGCCGTGACCGTGGCGGAGCCGTAGGCCGTGACCGTGGCGGAGTCGGAGGCCGTGACCGTGGCGGAGTCGGAGGCCGTGACCGTGGCGGAGCCGGAGGCCCTGACCGTGGCGGAGCCGGAGGCCCTGACCGTGGCGGAGCCGGAGGCCGTGACCGTGGCGGAGCCGGAGGCCGTGACCGTGGCGGAGCCGTAGGCCCTGACCGTGGCGGAGCCGTAGGCCGTGACCGTGGCGGAGTCGGAGGCCGTGACCGTGGCGGAGTCGGAGGCCGTGACCGTGGCGGAGCCGGAGGCCGTGACCGTGGCGGAGCCGTAGGCCCTGACCGTGGCGGAGCCGTAGGCCGTGACCGTGGCGGAGTCGGAGGCCGTGACCGTGGCGGAGCCGGAGGC